GCACCCTATCATATTTCAGTCCTCTTTTTGCAAGGAAATATGCAAGATTGATTATACCAATTCCAAGAGGTCTTCTTGCTGAAGTACCTTTTTGAGCGGCTGGAACTGGATAGTCTTGATAATCAAGAAGCTCATCAAGAGCCCTAACAGCAAGATTACAGTATTTTTCAAAATCTTTTGGATCATTGATTAACCCCCAGTTAATTGCAGATAAGGTGCAAAGAGAGATCTCTCCATCCTGATCTTCTGCAGAGTTTAATGGTTTTGTTGGTAGATCAATTTCACAACAAAGATTACTCATACGAATAGGAGCTAACTTTGGCTTAAATGAACCATGATCATTTGCATGATCTACATGCATTATATAGATCCTTCCGGTATCCTTTCTTTCGGTAATTAACTGTTGGAATACCTCTAATGCTGGAAGGGATTTCTTACGGATTGATTTATCTTTCTCGTATTTTTCATATAGTTTTTGGAATCTTTCTTGATCAGCAAAGAATGATTCATATAGTCCTGGGGTATCATTCGGATCAAAGAAAGTAATATCTCCACCAGATAAAAGTCTTTCATACATTAATTTGTTTAGCTGGAAAGCATAGTCCATGTGTCTTACACGGGTTTCTTCTGTTCCTTTATTATTCTTTAGAACTACTAGATCTTCAAACTCATAATGCCATATTGGAAGATAGACTGTTGCTGCACCACCACGAACTCCACCTTGAGAGCATGATTTAACAGCTGATTGAAAATATTTTAAGAATGGGATAAGACCTGTATGAACTACTGATCCATCTCCAACCTTTGATCCTGCAGATCGGATTGATCCTGCTCCAATACCAATACCAGCTTTCTTTGAAATATATCTTACAATAGATGTAGCAGTAGCATTGATAGAATCCAAACTATCCCCAGACTCAATAAGTACACAACTAGAAAACTGTCTTGTCGAGGTTCTAACTCCAGCCATAATTGGAGTAGGTAATGAAATATAAAACTGAGATATAGCATCGTAGAAATCCCTCACATAAGAGATTCTTTTTTCTTTTGGATAGTCAGCAAACAAAGTAGCTGAAATCATCATATAAAGAATCTGTGGTGTTTCAAAGGGTTTTTTAGTTCTTCTATCCTGGACTAGATATTTTCCTCTGAATTGCTCCATCCCAGCATAGGTAAATGTATCATCACGATCATGCTTAATATATGAGTCCAATTCGATTAGCTCTTCACGGGTATATTTTTGCATGATTTCCCCATCATACCTTCCTTGGGATACATTTTCAATGACAATCCTAACTAAGTCCCATGGTTCATATTGACCATAGACTTCCTTACGTAACTTATAGTTAATAAGTCTAGCAGCAACAAATTGATAATTTGGGGTATGATCTGAAATCAACTCTGCGGCTGATTTAATTAAAAGCTCATGTATATCATAAGCAGGTATATTGTCATATAATTGAATGTTCGCTCTTAATTCGATCTCTGAGATTGATACACCAGTAATTCCCTCAGTAGCCCAGTCTAATACCTTATGGACTTTCTCTAGATCAAATGCTTGAAGAGACCCATCCCTCTTGGTGACATGTATATTCATAACATTTATTCCATTCATAATTTTATTCAGTAAAGGTTACATTATACCACAGTTAGTGGTGTTTGTAAACAATTAATTTTTAATTTTTAGACGTCTTTCGATTTCTAAAATACGCTGATGCATTAAAGGATACTGCTTAGAGAATTTTGCATCCTTCTTTGCGATCTCAATATCATATTTGTCAGCAAGATACTGCATAAATGAGTCTAGTTTTTTCTGGAACCAGATACCAGCTGTGGTGCCTTGAAACCATTGATAGAATGAACTACCAATTACGGATGACAGGATTGATCTTAATGCTAAAATGATGAGAGTGTTCATAGTTTTTTCTCTTTCCTTACTATCTTTTCTAAAGCTTTTACATAGTTTGGCATACCATGATCTACAATACCATCAAAGAATTTCCATCTTTTCCAAGAGTTTAACATCCCCATGAATAAATCTGTCCATGTAGGTTTGACCTCTAAGTCACCATTTCGATTAAAATAGATCATTTGTCCATGATGTCTAAATCCTAACCATGCAGGGGGAATACGGCAAACAATATCATTGTTATTCATAAACCTATAATGAGGACATTTAATATTTTTTATAAACCTTGGACCACCTACTCTTGGTGAACCAAAGGTAAATAATTCTGCTGGGGTATATCTAGTAGAAGCAATAGTTGCCATGGCAGCACCTAATGAGTGTCCTGTCATGTACACATCTTTACGAAGCTTTAGTTGATCATTGTGTTCTATTTCAGCCAGAACATCCATCCATAAGTCGTTTACTTCTTTCTGAAATCCCCCATGTACTTTACCACCTGCTACAGCCGATTGTTTAATCATATTCAAATCTGCCAATACATCATTAATCTTGGATGGTTCAGTTCCTCTAAAGGCAAACCATAAATCATTACGATCTTTTGCTACTAATACTTCTGCACCATCTTTACTGATTAGTTTTGCCCAGGGAAACCCTAACTTTTTACAAGCCGGTCCTACTTTCTTTTCATCCATATACGCAATTGCAGAAAGTTTCGCAGCTACTACCGCTCTTTCTGAATTTGTTAGTTCCTTTAACATTCTACTCATTTTCGTTTTCAACCCTTAATTCAACACCGGCGCCTTCTTTATCACCGATTGTTACGTTTCTATAATATACAATCACTTCTCCAAGTTGATTGATATATCTCTTTAATTCCTGCATATTATAAGACATTAGCTCATAATCATCAACAGTCATTGCAACAAAGACAATGTCTCCGTTGTGTAACCTTTTGATATCATCTTGAAATTTATCAAAATATGTATATCCTTCTGGCCAGTCGTTTTCTCTACCAAGAGTGCAATCTCTTGGCTCTCCATCAGCTGGTCTTAAACAAGGATTTGGAATAACTCTATCTGATACAACATACCATTTTGGCTCTTTTAGATCTATTGCCCTAGGTAAAGTTGGCTGTACAATTTCTATCTGTACAGGCTTTGTGATAATTTCAACCTCTCGGGGGTTTGCTTGGAAAATTGAGCATCCACTAATCGTTAAGATTGCTAATGCGCTGACTATCAGCTTCGATCCCATCAAACACCTCCTTTGTTCCATTATTAACTCTCAATTCGACTTGACCAGGACGTGCCGATGCAATTCTAGCCAGATTATGTCTTCTAAAAATATCTAAGTACTCATTCATCTCAGCCTCATATTGCTGATTCTGCTGAGATAAGATAGTGAGTGATCTTGATGTGTTTTCTAAATTTGCCTGAATGGCTTCGATAGCTGCTCTTTGCTCTGAATCCCTTACTTCATAGGCTTGGTTAAGGGAAACCAATTCTTCAATTTTTGCCTGAGATGTGGTATAATAGAAATACCCAGATAATCCCATAGCAACAATAATACCGATAAACAATTGATTCATATTAAACTTCTTTCTTTTTTGCTTCTCTTGCAGCCCTCAATTGATTAATTCTTTCAACGAACTTTTTACCTTCTTTGGTTCTTCCATCATATCTTCGTTCGACTTTTTTCTTTTTCTTTTTATCATAAACAGCATCTGCTGGTAAGGATACACCTCCTCCACCAACAGAATTTGCAGGAGCTTCCTCCCACATTCTTAACCAATCTGAAAATGTTTGATGTTTCATCTTTTTATATTCCTACTACCTATATATATTTTTTGATTTGTTAAGGGGTGATCTACCTTGTAAATATGATCACCAAAAAAATACCCTTCAGGATTTGTAAAATCTTTTACCTTAATTCTAGTATTCTTCAAAGCAATGGGCTCTCCTGTATCAAGGGAACACACATCTTCAACTAATGTATACTCACCAGGGTTTAAAACTCCATCTTGTACAAACCACGATTCACCTAAAAATTCTTCATCTTCAATATCATCTAATACTTTACTCAGTATCTTTTTTATCTGATCTTCAGTTAACCCTGTGTGTTCTTTAATAAGAAATAAAGCAGCTGCATAAGATGCTAATCTCGTTTTCCCAAATGGAAGCTTATTTAATAGTCTTTTAACATTAAAAACTAATCTGTGGAAAATGGTATAGGCAGATTTTTCATCAGAGTTTTTTAGTTCTCTAGCTTTCTTAAGAGTTCTTCCATTCTCATCCACTATACCTAATTTAAATGCTTCTGTTTTTTCCCACGGTTGTGTAAGTAGCCTTAGAAACCTAAGGGCATAAAATACGTCACCTGTTCTAGAAATAACACCCATTAAATTTGTCTTAGCCTCTCTACTATAAACGGATCCATTGTAACTTCAACCTTTTCATTCTCTGGTAAGAAATGAAGAAATACTAGGAAGGGTTTAATATAGTGCCAGTGTTCTGGTTCTAATTTAAACCAAACCATTTTATTAGCAGCCTCTATACCAAACACATTGTAAATTACAATAAGATGATTTAGTATCAATCTTTCCTGTAAATCTTCATCTACTTCATACCTTTTGAGAAGCCTCTTTAGATATTTAAATCTACTTACATCTTCTTCAAATTCCTGGACGTCTGTACATTCAGGGTTATCATAATGTTTAGCAGCAAAAAGCTTAAAGTTCTTATTTGTCAATTCATCAAATATTTTCATCATATATTATATATGATAGAGTAATTAGTCCTCTTCTTTATCAGCCTCGTAGTTTTTATCTACATAGTTGAAGAACTCTTTTTTCTTCTCATCTTCTAATTCAGCTGGGGATTCAACTCCAAACTTCTTCAAAGCTTTCTTAAAGAATGCTTGATATTTTTTCTGCTTGTCAGAAAGCTCTTCACCTTCTTCAACATCCATATATCCTTCTTCTTTAGTTGCTTCTTCGATTTCTTCCTCTTTGGAATCTTCTTTCACAACTGTACCATCTTCTTTTTCACCAGATTTTTTCACGACATGCTTGTCTTTAAAATCTTTTTCACCTTTCGCTCTTGGCTCTTCAGGTGATTCCATTTTTGGTTTTTCATGAACATAGCCTTTTTCAGCATATTTTTCATGTTCATCCTTATCTTTTACTTCCACTTCTTTACCATTTTCAGGATGGTACATTTTATGAGGATATTTCACTTCCTCTTTTTTTACTTTACCCTCTAGGACATCGCTCACCGCTGCAGCAATGCTTTGGGTTTCTTTGTCATTCAATTTCATATTTTTCTCCTATTGTATGAAAAGCATTCCCGTGATAGCCGTGGCAGCAGCCGCGATTACTATCCAGAATAGTTTATTAATAACAGTGACAGTATTAGAATTATCTCTCACGAGACCTTCTAGTCTATCTACTCTATTTATAAGATTTACAATCTGCTCTGATTGTTGTTTACTAAAACTTGTAAGAGTAATTATTTTTTCTTCAGCACGGGCCAAAGCAATAATAGCCTCAGACATACGATCAATCTTTTCCTCAATCCTATCTAATCTTGCTGAATGTTCAGCTCTTTGTTCTTCTGCTGTTAATCTAGACATCTCTGATAATCCTGATTTTTAAATTTGTTGTTCCTCTAATGAGCCTATGATATTCTCCTTTTGGTATATCAAAGATCATACCTTCTTCTAATAACCATGGCAAACAATTATCAAATTGAAATCTCCACCCTTCTCCTTCAAGGATTTCAATCTCTCTATCTTCATTATCTCGGTGCCAGACATATTCTTCGTCATCCCTGTATACGTCGAATTCACGTATCTCTTCTATATCAGTATAGGGATTACCAAAAAAAGTCTCCACCGCCTTTAAGTCCCAATTGTTTTGCATATTTCGGTAGCCTACAAGCCCAATATCCTGCGCTTAGTTTATCAGTTTTTGTATCGCATTTATGTCTAGCGACAAAACTTTTTCTAGCTTCAGGGTCGTTAATTTTTGCTGTTATACCAGAGTTTTTCTCTGCCCCAAATTCAATTCTACGTACGTTCCCCGTATTTGGGTCTTTCACGTAGACTACATATTTTTTACCGTCTTCAGAATTTCTCTGAGGACTATTTAAATCAGGTCCTTCTATCATAGGTTGTTCAAGGGGGACTTGCTTTCCCTCGTACAATCCAAACCCTTCTAAATGTTCTTTGAATGATTTCACTTTTTCAAAGTCCTCACTACTTTACTAATAATCATTTTTAATGCAGTCATATAAGCCCAACCATATCCATAAAAAATATGGAAGGTGTGGTTCTTTTCTATTTCAGATTTAGGACCAAATTTCTTTGTCCAATTATCTACATATTCACCCTTATATCTTAACACTGCGTGTGATGTTTTCCATTTTGAAGGACCAACCAAAC